CAAACACGGCGATTGCAAATGCGCCTTTCACTCCAAGCACCGATGTGTGGTATCGCATATCTTTCCTTGTCGGCGAACCTTTGACAATCGGGATAGGGACAGAAGCGCGGGAGCGCTTTGTCGGGATTGTGCAGGTTGATGTATATACTAAGACTGGCATCGGAGACGTAACGCCGCTGATAAAAGCCACAGAAGTGGCGAACCTTATACCGAGAGGTACAATACTTGCGTCGAATGGACAAAGTGTTTTGATTACAAAAGTTTGGATGGATGACCCAGACATAGAAGACGGTTGGTATGTAACGCCTGTAAACTTCCGTTGGCAGGCCGAAATAAATTCAGGAGGGTACTAAAATGGCAATAGCAGTCGGATCACGGCGACAGTTAATATATGTCGCAGAAACAGTCTGGGGGACGACCCCGACAACGCCGGTTTGCAAAGTCTTGCGGAATACTGGAGGGAACGGTATCCAATTAAACCGCGACACTTTGCAAAGTAATGAAATGCGAAGCGATAGAGCGGTTGCGGATGTGAAGCAGGGGAATAAAAAGCCATCGCTTACCGTACCGTTCGAATTCAGCGCCTCGAGCTATGATGATCTACTCGAAAGTGCATTATTCGGCACCTGGACAACCAACGTGCTAAAACAGGGGGTAACGCTTAAGTCGGTGTCAATAGAGGAAGGTCATGCAGACCTCAGCCAGTATCAGGTGCTTACTGGCGCGGTTGTTAATGACTTAAGCCTATCGGTCAAAGTCAACTCAATTGTAACCGGTTCGTTTGGGATTATTGGCAAAGACGCTTCAGCGTATATCGGTACGTCTATTGATGCAACGCCGGACCCATCACCGACCACAACTCCGTTTGACAGCTACACTGGGAGCCTCAAAGAGGGCGGGGTTACTATTGCGGTTGTAACGGGAATTGATCTGAACCTGAACAACAACATCGAACAACTGTTTACATTGTTCAACGATGCAACCTATCAGATCGCCCCTGGTCGCGCCCAGGTATCTGGTAATGTGTCGCTTTATTTTGAGAGCACCGCGTTAATAAATAAATACATCAGTGGCACCGAAACATCATTAGAATTTACTCTGCAGGATGGAAAAGGGAATTCCTATACCTTCCTTATTCCGCGCGTTAAGTTTAGCGGTTATGACAAATCAATATCAGAAAATCAGATCGTGATAACGTTGCCGTTCCAGGGATTGTACGACAGTACCGAAGGGACAGCATTAAAAATTACGAGGGTAATCGCATGAGGCTGAACGAACTCGATACTGCAACAAAGGCTAATGATGGCCTGTGGATTGACATCGGACACCCGGTAACCGGAAAGCCAACTGGCATGAAGGTACAAATCTTAGGCGCAGACAGTAAAGCCTATAAGAAGGCTGAAAAAGAGATCCGCTCCGATATCATGCTGGGGAAAACCTATGATGACCCTGACGGAGAGCTTGCTTTACGCACGACGATAGACTGGAGCGGTGTAGAAGATGATGAGGGAAAAGCGATACCGTTCAGCCGTGAGACATTGCAGATCGCTTTTGAGAAAGCGCCGACAATACGGGACCAGATAATCCTGAAGCAGAAAAACCGTGCGCTTTTTTTATCCAACGGCTCGGACGAGTAAAAGAATTCGCCGAGCTTTACGGTAAACTCTATGGACCTGCGGATGGAAAGGACTATAAAAGCGGTACGCTTAAAGAAGCGCTTGAACAGGTGTACAAAGCAACTGGAAAGCGCGATCCACTTCTGGACGCTTTCAAACCAGACGAATGCGAGCAAGCACTATTTACACTGTGGCAAGACATCCGCAGAGCCTGCCCCGTAGGAATGAACGGGGTAATGCTCACTTGGGGAGCGATAAAGGAATATCAAGAAGTAACGGGATATGAACTAACGGCGTTCGAAATTGACGCCGTTTTGATTATAGAAAACACGGTAATGGAGGCGGCAAATGGCAACCGATAAGACTAGCCTAATCGTAGAGGTCCAGCCGAAAGGGATCAGTGAAACCACGGCGCAATTAAACAATCTTAAGAACGCCGGGAACTCTGCCGCCTCATCGAATGCAGAGCTTGCGAAACAGATAGCGGGTTTTACTTCCGTTGCTGGGCTTGCAGTGCAGGCTGGAGTAAAAGTCGCTGGCGCAATCGTTGATGTAGGTAAAAAATCTATCGAGCTCGCCGCCGGCTTTGAAAAGGCAAGGGTCTCGTGGGGCGTACTGACTGGAGATGTGGCTAAAGGTAATGAGATTTTCCAACAACTCCAGCAATTTGCCGCAAGAACTCCGCTATCTTTCCAGGCAGTCGAGAATGCCGCAAGGACCTTGTCAGGGTTTGGAATCGAGACTGAGAACCTAATCACGACACTTTCTAAGCTCGGTGATATATCGCTCGGCGACAACCAAAAACTGCAACAGCTTGCCCTGGTGTTCGGACAAGTAAAAGCGCAAGGTCGAGCGATGACGCAAGATCTGTATCAGTTTGTCAACGCCGGTGTTCCGATATTCCAAATGCTCGCTGACGTAATTGGCACAACTGCCGGTGAGATAAAAGAGCTAGCGGCACAGGGCAAGATTGGATACGAGGAGATAGCTGCTGCAATTGAGAAGGCAACCAGTGAAGGCGGAAAATTTCAAGGGATGATGGAGAAGACCTCGGAGACTACCGCCGGAAAATTCTCAACTTTCCTCGATAATGTGAACCAACGTCTTGCGAAGATGGGAGAGAGATACCTTCCTGCTGTTAATGCTGCCCTTGATGCAATGAACGCTTCGATGACAAGGGCTGGAGAAACCGACCTAATAAAAGCATTTGAAAGCGGGAAATATACCGGCGACATGAAAGTAATCGTCGATATACTTGGACGCCGTGTTTCAGAATTAGAAAAAATCGTTCTAGATGACCCTTCAACGATAATATTCGGCGACGACCCAGAACTTGATCGACTAAAACGATTGTATGACAAGGCACAAAGAAGTTTATATGCTTCTGGCTATAAGCCAGGAACAACAGGAACAACAGGAACGAAAACAATAAATAGGCCGGCAGGCTCAAATCTTGGATTAAAAGCTTTTGACTTTGGACTACTCAATCCTTTTGCAGGCGCAGTGAATGGTGGAATACATCCGGATTATCTTTTTACCGGTGTACCTTTACCGATGCAAGATATAGATCTGGAGCGGTTCAGTCAGCTTGAATACGCAGAAAAAATAACCGAACAATATGCAGACAAAAGCAAACTACTCAAAGAACAGATCGACCAGTTAAACGCAGCATTTGCCAGAGGCGACATTGACGCTGGAACTTATATTCGAGCACTTGATGATATGCAAGGACAGCTTGATGAACTCGACACGCAAACCCTACAATACAAGCAGACAATCGAACAGCTTAAAAATGCCTTTGCAAGTATCGGGCAACAAACTTTTGTAGATACGTTCAAGGCGCTTGGCGAGTATTTCGCATCAGGAGCAGATGGAGCCGATAATTTTGAACAGGCAATGATGCGGTTGATAATGCAGATCACAAATCAACTTCCACTGATGTTTTTATCGGCAGGTTTGCAACTGATTATTACTGGAAATATTCCGCTAGGGCTCGCCCTTATTGGGATGGCAGGCATAAGCGCAGTAGGCGCTGGGGCTTTGAATTACACTTATTCGCAAGCGACAAAAAACGCTACTGGTGGTGTGTATAACTCGCCGTCGCTCTCTGCGTATTCAGGTGGCATATATGACAAGCCACAAATTTTTACTTTTGCAAAAGGTATCGGAATATTCGGGGAAGCTGGACCTGAAGCAATTCTCCCACTTAAACGCACGTCAAGCGGGGAGCTCGGAGTAAAAGCAGAGGCTTCCGGGGCGGTCAATGTGGTCGTCAACAATTATACAAGCGCTGAAGTCAAAACTAACATCGAGACACTAGCCGACGGGACTAGACAGATCATAATGACGATTGAAAACGTGGTTAAAGGCATGGTAAATTCCGGTAAACTTGACGGGGTCCTCTGTCGTGGTGGACTTCAGCCCGTTGGCATAAGGGGGTAAGCTATGGAAGTTTGGCCGTCGACTTTACCGCTTCCTGAACAGGAAGGATATAACGAGGTGCAGGCGAATAACATTTTGCGTACAACAATGGATGCAGGAGCCCCGAAACAACGGCGCCGATATACAGCCGTTTATACAACAATTAAATTTCAAATGACACTCACGGGCGCACAGACTACAACTTTAATGAGTTTTTATAACCTTGTCGGTGCTGGGAGTTTTACTTGGACGCATCCGCGGACAAGTGCATCGGTAACCGCTCGATTTACAGAGCCGCCGGTATTGACTGCAAAGGCGAATTACTTACTTGCAAGTATAACGTTGGAGGTAGTATGAGAACTATATCAGCGACAGCAAGAGAGCAGTTTTATAAACAATCTTCTGGTTATTCACTTCCGATTTTAATTGAGATAACTCATGGCGTATCCGGATACATGGATCCGCTCAGACTTGCAAACAATAGCGAGACACTTAACTATAATGGTAACGATTATTACCCGTACCCTTTTATCTTTTCTTTTCCAGCAATCCTTGATAACGGGTCAATACAAAATGGGAAAATACAAATCTGCGCAGTAGACCAACAGATTGCGCAGATCGTAAGAAGCAGTGATATGACACCGACAGTGCGAGCGGTTGCCATGTTTTTTTACAATAAAGGTGTGGTCACTTTCGAGCCTGTAGCAGCCTGGGATTTTGAGATCGCTAATGTATCAGGTAATGCGGAGGTTATTTCAGCAGATCTTATTTACGAGACCAGACTTGAATATGAGTATCCTGTAGGCGAGTTTAGGCCGATAGATTTCCCGGGGGTGTTTTGATGGTCGGATGGGCGAATGATTATATCGGAATCCCATATAAGATTGGCGGTCGTGATAGGTCCGGATGCGATTGCTGGGGTCTAGCTTGCTTAATACTCAAAGAGCGGTACGACGCAGATATTGACAAGTACGTATATTCAGACCTTGACGATGGATACGAACTGATCAAAAAAGAGAAAGTGCATTTTAACAAAATAGACAGTGAGCCAATGCCTGGCGATTTAATACTGTTCAAAATTATGGGCAAATTCTACCACGTCGGCGTAGTAGTAGGAAAACCTTATGAGCGAAATATGTTACACACTCTAATAAACCACGATAGCGCCTTAGACAGATACAACGGCCCGAAGTGGACAAGCAGAATTGAGGGGGTATACCGTGTCGTATAAAATACTTTTGAGAAAACATCCATTTATACAAACTTCTTACGAAGTAATAGAAAAGACAAACAGCAAATCGATTGAGAAATTACTCAAAGAGC